CACCGTGACAGGATTCCTGCGCAGCGAAGGGCTGACCGCGCGGACAACATCGCCAAAAACCTTGCGCGAGAAAGAGCCTATCGGGACGCGAATCGAATCGCGATTAATGTCAGAGAGCGCGCTCGCCGAGCGACGGCGGCAGGTGAGACGATTCGCGCGAAGGACCGTGCGTATTACGCTTCCAAGAGCGAGCACTTTACGAACTATCGCGCCCAACACAAAGATGCCATCAAGAGAACGAAACGAGCGTGGGTGGTAAGCAACCAGGGCGCTATGCGCGCGATTCGTTTCAAGCGCATTGCTGCCGAACATCAGGCGTTGCCAGCGTGGGCCGATCTGGCTGCCATTAAACGGCTCTACGAAGAGGCTGCGCGGCTGACGGAGCAGACCGGCATCAGGCACGAGGTTGATCACATCGTGCCGATACAGAGTCCGCTTGTGTGCGGTCTTCACTGGGAAGCGAACATGCAGATTCTCACGAAGGTCGAGAATCGACAGAAATCCAACAGCCTCACGCCGCATATAGCCCAGCCTCAATCGCCTTACGCTGAAGAAACGCGCTGAAACTCGCGGCCATCTGTTCCCCGTCTGCCTCTTCCTCTTCCTCTTCAACCGATGGTATCGCCGGCAGTGCTGGCACGGCTGGCGTTGGGCGCTCTGACAGTTGCCTCAACGGCCACATCTGATTCTGCATATAGGGCGTGTCGCCGCCAGGTACGGGGCCGAGGCCAAAGTATTTCCACCGCGCTTCGTCTGGCGACATGGCTCCAGAACTGATCCCGATCTGAGACGCGGTTGATCTCGTAGAAGTGTCCATCCAGATCAGGTCATCGATGTCAAACTCCGTCCCGAGCTGACGGCCTTCCACCTTCTGGGCCATACCAAGCCCCTCGTCGTGATGCTTTTCAAAATGCGTCGTGAGGCTCTGAATGCACTGGCTGTGATACTTCAGCAGCAACGGCTCGAAGTTCGCATAGGGCGGAGGGGGGCCAATGTCGACCAGATACGGCGGGACGCCGAAGCACGAGCACGCCGTTTCAGCCGTCCACTTCAGTTGCTCGATCAACTGACTGTCCACGGCGTTGACCGCCATGCCATCATATTTCAACCCGTCGCCGAGCACCGCGACCTTCCCGACGTTGTCGCCGGTGAACTCTGTTTCCCAGTAGGCCTTGAGACGGAGCGCCGTCTCGTTACTGATCGCGCCTGGGGCCGTCAACACGCCGCCTGGGTTGCTCCCGTTGGCGAAGAACTTCTGGGAGTTGCCCTGGATGCTCAGGCCCTGCATCGCCGCCACCCCGCACGCATAGAGCGGTGAGACACCCACGAGCGGGTGGTACAGGCAGATCATCGTGTCGTGGATGATCTCGCTCGCCGGCACCGTGACAGGCGTCTCCATCGGCAGGCGTGACAAGTCGTCACGCTTCAACTCGTAATAGACCGCCCCATCGAGTGCCACGAGCGGCGTGACACGGGTCGGATCCAGCACATAGAGCGCTGTGACCACGCCGCGTAAATCGCGCTGCTTCAGCACATACGCGTTGCCGTTGATCAGCTTAGACAGGATGTATTGCTCGACGTACTTGTTGATCGTCTGGTAGCGATTCGGCTTCCGAAGCACGGGCGAGAACGCGGGCGACTCCGTCTCCGTCCAGACGCCATGCGTATCCTGCTCGACCAGCCGCAGACACAGCTTCCCGATGTCCGTCGAGATCAACCGGAGGCACGCATAGACCGCAGCGAACGTCAACACGGTATCCATGTTGACTTCGACGTTGCGCTGCCACGCGCCCATGTACGATTCTCTGATGACGCTCCACCAGCCACCGCGCCCGGAGAGTGGCGCGAGCACTTGTCCGATGGCTTTCGTCCGCGCGATCGTGAACGGCCCAACCTGCATGCGATTACTTCTTGTGCTTCCCAGCCTTGAGCACGCGACGTTTCGTGGGTGACTTCGTCCGCGCCGAGGCTGGCGCCGCGAACCCGTTCGCCACAAGGCTCGCCACGTCCGTGTCTGGGACCTGATAGGTGTCGCCGGCCTGATGCTCGCCGCCGTGGATGGTGTGATACTTGAGCGCCGTGACCGCCACCGTCTTCACTAAAGGCGCGGATGGTGCCGCTGGCTTCTTCTTCTTCGCCATCAGATCTCCTTTGTGCCGTAAATCAACTGGACGCCGTCAGGATGGGGCGGCGTGGACTGATAGCGCATGAACGAGAGCCCAGACGCCGCTTCAAAGGCGTCCCACGCCCGCTGCACGCCGGGAAACGAGCGGTTGCCGTAGTCATCGCCGAGCACCAGGCCGCCTGGGCGCACATGGGGCACCCACGCCTCCAGGTCTGCTAGAACCGCGGCCTCGTGGTGGTCTGCGTCGATGTAGAGGTAGTCAATCGGCTCGGCCCACGTGCGTACCGCCTCCGCGGTCGTCGTGGGCATCAACCGGACGTTCTGCACGCCAGCGGCGACGACGTTCCGCGCGCAACTGACGAGGAGCCACGGCGACGTCGCGCCCGCTTGGTAGACGTCCTCTGCCCACGTATCGACACACGTGAGCACCCCGCGCCAGCGGGCAATCGACCGCGCCACGGGAATGGCCGAGGCCCCCTGGAACGTCCCGAGCTCCACGCACACCGTCGGCCGATGCTGCTCGACAAGTTCTAAAATCTTCGCGCCGTGATGGAACCAGCCAGGAATCCGCGTCTCTGGCGCCGACGCGGTCGCTGTCATCACCGGGCCACCATCGCGTAGCCACGCTTCAAGAGTTCAGCGATCATGGCTTCGTTTCCTTGCCGGTAAAATTTCTGCGTCCCGCTGAAACCGCTATCCGGAGGCGGCAGTAATTCCACAATCACGTCGCAGTCGTCAGGCGGTGACGGTTTCGGCTTGGTAGCGGTAGTTGTACTGGCCAATGTGCCCTATCCCCTTCGACAGATCGTGGTCGATGTAAATCTCGTGTCCCGCCGCACGGATCGCGCGGCAGAACATGATGTCTTCGCCGATGTCACCTTCCCGCTCGTTCAGCCCGTGCCGGAATCGTGGCCGCGCCAGCCCGACCACGAGGTCCGTGCGCATCAACACCACGCCGAAGCCCATCGCGTCCACGGCTTCCAACCCGGTCGTCTCTGGCGTTGTCTCAATCCGTTGTCCGTCACGCATCGCGGTCCAACTGTTCGAGCCGTGGCGCGTCAGGTAATTACACCCGACGATGGGCTTCTCGTGGAGCGCCAACCACAGCGCCGTTTCGCGCGGGACACTCATGTCCGTGTCCAGCCAGAGCACATGCGTGGCGCCTTGCTGGATCGAGTCCTCCAGGAAATACTCCCGGCCCATGTGGATGTAGGTGGCCGACTTGAAGCCGACGGTCACCGTCTGCCACGGCCCGCGCTCCTTCGTGTACGCGTAGAGCTGCGCGAGATCGACAGCGAAGGAGGCCGGCACGGTATCGCGTGTCGGCCCCCCAATCGCTAACCTCACGACGTTCTACGTCCCCACGTACGCGGCTGCGGTGATGTACCGGACAGCCGCTGTCCTCGCGCGAATCCAGGTAATCATTCTTTCTGCTCGCAATCCCACTAAGTTACGCTGCCAAAGTGACACGTACACCGTGGTCGCGTCGACCGTGTCCGTCGGCGCCGAGTCCATCTGAATCGACGCTTCCCGGCTGACATCGATCCGCACGCCACCTTCGTCCGCGAACAGAATCGATGGCGCATGCACGAGGACGATCCGATTGCTCACGTTGTTGCTCACGACCACCGGCATCCCAAAGAGCGTCCCGCCCTGCGCGGTCATGCCGGGGAACAACGGCTGGCCCAAGGCATTCATCGAAATGGCGATGCCCCAGGCGTTGGAATCGCTCATGATCCACACGGACCCCGCAAGCGGAATGTTGGCCGCCGTGAAGACGGCCACCGACGCCGCCAAGTCCGCCTTGGCAAACGCGGCCGTGACGCCGCCAGCCGCCGCCGTGGATGCACCGACGGTGATGGCAGCCGGGTTGACGTTGGCGACGGCGGTGATCGCCGGGTCGGTGAACTGCGAATCGAGGAACTGCGCCATCCCGGCGATCATCTCTTCGCGCACCAACGCTTCCGCGGACGGGCTGGAGATTTTCACCAGCTCTTCGGTGAGCACGATGATCCCGGCCGCCTTGGCGAAGGGGACCGAGATCGTCGCGAAGTCGGCCTTGGTGACCGGCTTGGGCTTGTTCTGCCCGACCCACGCGTAGGTGCCCCCGGTCGTCTGGCTCGGGACCGAGACGTTGAAGGGCACTTGACGCAAGCCGGGGATCTGGCCCAGGAGCGTCCGCGGCCGGAGCATCTCGAGGAACTCGTCGACCAGCGGTTGCGCTACGGCCAGCGGGCCGGCCCACGTCGCATCCGTGGTGGAACCGGCGGCAATCGCGGCCTTCGTCATCAGCGCGACTTCGGGCATGTCCTTGTAGGACTCTGCGCGTGCCATGGCCTGGTAGGAATCACCCTTGCTCGCCGCCATCGCCATGCACATGCGGGTAAAGGCGGTGCCTTTCGGCTGCATCGACTTGACCGTGATGACCGGTGTCGTCTGGGTGCCGCCACGCAGCTCAGAAGCCGCCACGCTGGACGTGGTGGCCGTCACGCGAGTGGCCGCAGCCACGTTGGCCTTTTCGAGCTCGCGCATGCGCGTGAGGTGCAGGTCGACGCTTTTCACTTCGCGGTCCAGCGTGTCGTATTCCTCCGCCTGTGCCTCGTCGAGGGTCGCGCCGGCTTCGGCCGACTTCGTCATGAGCTCGTTCATCCGGGCGGCTTTCGCGGCGCGGGTCGCTTCAAACTGTTGGATTTGTTCTGGAACAGTCATGGAGGGCGCCGCTTTCATCAGGCGCACAACGGTTGACGGGCCCGAGACGCCGGGCGGATGGAGGCCGGACGCGGCCAAGTCGAGAGCCTTGATGCTGTGGATCGTGGCGCTCGCGTTCGCTGGCACCGTGACGAGCGAGAGTTCCACGACTTCGGTTTTGATAAACCGGTAGCCGTTGGTTTCCTTGTTGAAGGCTTCCTCGATCGACCGGAAGCCAATCGAGACGCCGGAGATCAGCCCAGCCTTGACCGACTGCCAGGCTTCTTCGACGCGGTCGCGGAGCGCGCCAGGCTCCTCGATTGTCGGGAGACTGGCCTCGAACTCGATCCCGTCTTTCGTCGGTTTCTTGAACTGTGTCCAGCCGACGGGCTTCTTCGCATCGTGGTAGAGCAGGAGCGGGAGAGGATTCTTGAAGGAGACCCCGAGGGGTTCGATAACGTCTCCACTGCGATCTGGTTCGGGGGTGGTTGCCACTCCCGAGATGACACGCTTGTCAGCGTCAACGGCTTTGACGTGGAGGACGGCATAGGCACGTGACAACACTGCGCCTATAGCTTCAGACGTGGCCGGTCTAAGTGATTTGTCTAGTAGGAGAAATAAGCGCTTGCGTCAGAGTGAACACTCAAGTAAGGTAAAGCGGAGCCGGTAGACGTTGGTCGCGCCTATCGGCCCCTAACCACTCACGCCCCGCAGGAGGGGGCGCAACATGGCTGCCGCCAAGTCTACCGTAAAGCCTGCGCAAGTCCTCACACTCCCGCCGCTCTGGGCACACTACCGCGTGCGCTGGACCTTCCTGACGAAGCTCTGTTCGTCCGTCCCAGCCGATCCAGCCATCATTCAGAAGTGGCTTAAAGCCAGAGAACCACTCGTGAAACCAGCCGGCGCGCTCTCTATCGAGGAAATCAACGAAGAGGTTCTGGCGAGCATCGAGCGCGGCGGCGGCGAGGCCGATCAGTCCTTCTCAATGTTGGTCTTCCAGCGCGAGCACGGCACCCTCGTCATGCGCTCGGCTACCGTGAAAGCGCACCTGAAAGACTGCGCGCGCGTGCTCTCCGCGCAATACATCGGGCGGATCGCCAACGAACGCGCCTTTAGTACGCGCGTGACTAACGGCGTCTATTTGGACGAGTCGATCTATTGGCTGCCTATTCTCAGGCCGGACGGGTCCGTCATCAGAGAGGCTGATGGCGCCTACGACAAGCCGATCCACACACGCGGACCGCAAGGGGTACAGAATGCCCTAAAGCGATTCGAGTTCGTCTCGCCTCCGGCAATGTTGCAGTTTACGTTGAAGGTGCTGGGGCGTTCCGTCTCAGAGACCGATTTACACCACGTGTTTTCGTATGGAGGCGTGCATGGCTACGCAGGCGAACGCGGCGACGGCGAAGGGCGCTACAACTACACACTCAAGCGTATCGATGCTCCGGAAGGAAGCTCCGCAACTGCGGACAGCCGTGTCGATCATAGAGAAGCATGAACAAATCCAGGACGGACTCGAGCGCGGCAGCCTCACCGGCAAGATTGCCGAGCAGATGAACCAGACACTCAAGGGAATCATGGGCGTAGCCAAGCTAGAAATGCAGTATTTCTCGATGCTCTTGAAGTTTGGCCGGAAGGCGCCTGTTCCTCGGTCGCCAATTCTACGCAGTGTCGTCGGATTGCCTGAGAAACTCTCACCATCTGACGGCGAGACCGTGCGTGCCTTCCTGCCTGAGAAGTGACGCCGAGTCATGTTGTGAAATGAAATGCCACGGCCTGTCGCCGAGAGGTGAACTGAGATGAAGTGCTTTGTTCTGGTATGCCGTGACGCCGAGGTGTGACGTGCAGTGACGCGTAGTGCGGTGTTGTGCAGACGAGTAGTGGCGTGCGGTGTTCTGACTCGGCGTGACGCCGAGAGTTGAAGTGGTAGCGAAGTGCCTTGACGACGAGTTGTGTTCTGGTGTGACGTGCAGTGACGCGAAGTGCGGTGTTGTGCCGTGACGCCGAGAGCTGAGCTGGCACGCGGTGTCCTGACGTGCGGTGCTATGAGGTGCCGCCGAGAATCAGCGAAGTTTGAGTATTAGAAGTTGGCGAACCAGCGAGGACACGGAGAGTTCTTTCAGGTTCGCCAACCGGATCAACCGGTCGTGTTCATTCGGCTTTAGCCAAGTCGACACAGAGGAACCAGGTTCGTCCACGCGTGGGCGGCCTCTAGGCTTCGGTGCCTCGTCGTCTTTCACGACTTGCCCCCTAAAACTACCATCTGGAATTGGGGTGGTGCCGCTGCTGGCTGCATGGCCCGCGACAGCGCCGTAAACAACGCGATCGCGCCGTCGATCTTGTTGTGGCTGTCCTTCCCGCCGGCTTTCCGCGGGTAGATTTGCCCCTTGTGGTCGCGTTCGATCACGATGTTACCGATCATCCAACTCATCGCCCTGTTTCCGGAGTGGCGGATCTTCTTCCCGAGGACCAGCGCTTCCGTGGTTTTCATGGCCGGATCCATCGTGTCGAGGTTCTGCGGAATATCGAGCACAACACGCTCGGTCTTGTCCCGGCCGAGGATGGGCTCCAGTTTCGCCCGCAAGTCCTGCATCATCAGCCGCGCGGAGCGCTTGTCGAAGTCGATCTCATGTACCTTGAAGTCGCGAAACAACTCCAGGAGGTCCGCCGAAATACGCGCGTAGTCGGCTTCGTTCCCTGGTGTTTCGATGATGTCTCCAGTCCTCACCCATCCAGAGAGTTCAGCAATCGGCGAATGCGCCACGACGGCCGCCGGCATGTAGATCCGCGGGATGAACGCATAGGTATCAGGGCCGGTCTTGAACAGCAACGCCAGCGAGGACGGGTCACGGGTTTCCCCGAGGTCCACCCCCACGAACAACGGGAAGGCTTTGAGGCTCTCTGGCGTCAGGCCGTCTTCCGCGCACGTCTGCCATGTCGTCGCCGTCATCCATCCTGACTCGCTGCGGACCCAGACGTTGAGGTGCTTCGTCAGGACGTCGTTGATCGCTCCTTGGGAGTGCTGCGCTTCGGCCACTTTCCGCGCGATGTCTTCCGCG